TGCCTGCTGCACTTCAAAAGGGAGTGCAGCAGGCAGTGCAGCAGTAATCTATGAAACCCATCCAAGAGCAACCCAACCACAAACCTCTCGACGACATTCTGCGTCCGTTCGGAAGGCTAGGTATCGATGTGGCAACCCAGATGCTGGACAACCTCATGCTCCGGTTCGGCACAGAACACCCATGCTTCATTGCCGATGGGGATGGTCACTTCGATACCCATCGTGCCGCAATCCGTGACGGTCAGAGGCAGGTCATCCTGCACATCAAACGAGCAATCCAATCCTCAATCAATGAACCCCAAAAGCCAAAAAAAGCCAAAACCGAATAAGCCCAAGATCGTCATCTCGTCGAGCGACATGCGGCACAACCCAGACTTCTTGAACTGGCACAAAGCAAACTTCACCGAGGCAGAGCATGCCGAATTTTTGGAGGGTGGTGTATTGCCACCTTTCGTCCGCAGTCAGATAGAAGAAACCACCAACCCCATTGAATCCTAATGAGTACAACGATGACCGGAGAGGGACAGGCAGTCACTCCCGTGGACGGAAACGCAGCAAGTGCCGCAGCCGCAGCACCGATTGCATCGACCCCAGAACCGACAAGCTCACCGAGCGCGAGTGGGGAAAACCTCCTAGGAGGAAACAGAACTGGAGAGATTTCCTCCCCGACGAGTAGCCCTTGGTCGCTCAACGAGAAAGGTGAGTTCGGTGACGGTTGGCTCGACCGACTTCCCTCGGAGTTCAACGACTCCAAGCAGATTCTTGGTCAGTTCAAGAATCCGGAGATGTTGGCAAAGTCTCTGATCAATGCCCAGAGACTCCTCGGCAAGAAAGCCGATGCCGTGCTCATGCCCAATGAAAAATCCACACCGGAGGAATGGCAAGCATTCCGTGCCAAGATGGGTGTGCCCGAAAAGGCAGAGGATTACCTGACCAAGTTGGAAAAGGATTCCTACGACCCGAACAACCCTGCCTTCAAGGAGTTCACCGAGATTGCACACAAGAACGGGTACACCCCTGCACAGGTGCAGGAGGCAGTGAAGTATTTCAACGCTATTGAGGCAAGGCGTGGCGAGGAAGCACTCAAGGCAAAGCAGGCAGAATTTGAAGCGGACAAGAAGTCTCTTGCCGATGCATGGGGTGACAAGTACGAGGCAAACAAGATCAAGGCAGAGAAGATGGCAGCATCCCTTGGCCTTCCCCTCGACACCTCCAAATGGAAACCGAGCGAGATCGTGCAGGCTCTTGCCCGTGCCACCGACCTCGTCAGTGAGGACAGGATCGTCGGATCGGATGCCTCACCCACCTTCCAAGTCGGAAGGGTGAAGGCCAATGACATCATGAGGAACCCGCAGAACCCCTACCACCAAGGGTGGTTGTCGGGAGATAAGCAGGTTCGTGACATGGTCGCCTCTCTCCTCAAGAACGGATAGTCCCCAAACAATCCCCAAGGTGCTAGTTGCTCGGCACCACGGAAGACCCCCATCGAGGTTATGCTTTTCCCTCGGTGGGGGTTCTTTGTGTCCAGATTCCTTGGTTTTCTATGCATGAGATCACGGACATGCAAAAAATCGGTTGCGGTGTATATACCACACCTGTTATCTGGACATCATCGACTCAATCGAGGGACAACCTTTTCCGAGGCCCGTGTAGGTGGAGTTGAACCGGACGGCATCTGATCCCAATCGGGACAACCAGAGAAAGTCGGTCATCAGTTCAACCCGATCTCCCTAACCAAACCACAGGAGATCCATCCACCTACACCACATGGCTAACCTCACTACTATCCCCGATCACTTCGCGATCATGTTTGAGAACTCGTGGCAGCTTCTGCTCCAGCAGCTTGATGCCCGTCTCAAGGATCGCGTCAAACTCGTGCAGGCCCAAGGCGCAAGCGTCCGCTTCAACCAGATGGCCCCCACCACCATGAATGCCGTGACGACTCGCGGTGCTGCCACTCCCCAGAGTGATATCAGCATGCCTGCTCGTTGGGCATTCCCCACCCCGTTCGATATCGCTTCGGTCATCGATGAGTTCGACGAACTCTTCCTCGGTCAGGTCAGCAACCCTTCCTCGGAGATCCTCCAGAGTCAGGTCGCTGCCTACAACCGTACCGTTGACTCGACGATCATCAACGCGATCCTCAACCCTGCCACCATCAGCACCTCCGGTGCCACGACTGCTGGTATCCCCTCCACCACGACCGTTCCGTTCGACACGACCAACCAGTTGGTCAAGGTTGACCGTGTTCCGTTTGGTGGAACCAATGTGAACTCCGGTCTGACCATCGACAAGGTGCGTTATGCCAAGTACAAGCTCGATCACGCTGAAGCTCCCCATGAGGATCGTATCCTCGTTGTGAGTGCCGCTGAAATCGCTGACTTGCTCTCCTCCACCGAGGTGACCAACCAGTTGTACAACAGTGTCCGCGCCCTCGTGGACGGTGATGTTGATTCCTTCCTCGGATTCAAGATCGTCCGCAGCGAGTTGCTCCCCGTGATCACCAGCACCACCAACACTGCTAATAGCACGATCACTGGCAACTTCCGTCAGGTTGTTGCTTACAGCAAGAATGCCGTCACCCTCGTGGACGGTGGACGCAAGACCTACATGGACATTCTGCCTACGCAGAGTCACAACCTCCAGATTCGCAGCACTGCGGTTCTCGGTGCGACTCGTCTCATGGAGAACGGTGCCGTTCAGATCCTGACCGACACCTCCAAGCAGTAATCAATCACAAGTCGGGGGTGGGGTGTCTTTTGACTAGGCACCTCACCCCTTTCTTCTAACCACCCATGGATTCCACAACCGTCTGCAATCTGGCACTCTCCAAGATCGGAGACCAGAGCATCACAAGCCTCACGGATGGTTCGTTGGAGGCCCGTTTCTGCAACCTGTACTATCCGGTTGTCCTCCAAGAAGTGCTCATGATGCACCCTTGGAATTTTGCCACCAAGTTGGCAAACCTGACCCGATTGGCGAACATCCCCGTGTTCGATTGGGCATTCCAATATGAACTTCCGAACGATTACGGAAGACTTATCGCTTTCAATGATTTCGACTCTGCGGATCCCGTCCAACCTTTTGAGATCCAAGGCAACCTGTTCTTGACCGACCAGAACTATGCCGCGATCTGCTATGTCTCGACGGCACCGGATCCCTCACTCTTTACCCCTACCTTTGTGCAGGTGGTTGCCATCAAGTTGGCAGCAGACCTGTGCAAGCCACTCTCCGGTAGCTACGAACTCAAGAACTCGTTGATGCAGGAATTTAAGACGGCACTTGCCGATGCAGGAAAGATCAACGCTAACGATTCCAGACCAAAGAAGCGGGAACTCTGGGTCGATTCACCTCTCGTTGCTTCTAGGTTCGGAGGGTATCTGCCATGATGAACGACATCATCTCCTCGTTTAACGCAGGAGAACTGTCACCCTATGTCGAGTCTCGCACTTCTCTGGATAAATACCGGAGTGGTTGCAAGGTTCTCGAAAACTATCTGATCACTCCCTACGGGCCTGCCAATCGTCGCGCAGGCACCGAGTTCCTAGGTGCTGCAAAGCTATCGATCACCCCATGCCGTCTGTTTGGTTTGAATCTTTCGGATGCCAACCACATCGTGATGGAACTGGGTGTCGGTTACATGCGTTTCTGGCAGAACGGTGCGCTGATGACCTATGGGTCGTCCCAGACTTGGAATGGTGTGTCCTATGCCGCAGGTGCCCCTCTGGAAGCGATTGGCATCACGGCAACCTCCACACTCACGGCACCCGTCTACGCAGCCACCAGTGGCACCGTAGGCACTCCCCATCCCTACCAAGCAGCGGACTTGAACGGCATCAACATCACGCAGGTGAACAATGTCGTCTACCTCACCCATCCCAACTACCCTCCGATGCGTGTTTCGTATTGGGGACAGAACCCGTACAACCCTCCCTTCACGGTGGGTCAGGTGCCATGGGCATGGGCACCGATGCTGGATCAAAACACATCCAGCACCACGATTGCTCCTTCCGCAGAGACCGGATCGATCACGCTAACCGCAAGCGCACCCGTCTGGGTATCTTCGCATGTGGGTGCCTATTGGGAAATCGCGCACAGCAACCCCGCCTCGTTCCTTTCGGTTTCGTTTAACGGCACCACAGCATCCAACACCACGCAGACAGCAGCAACCTCTTCACCGATGCAGGTTGTCGGTGATTGGAGTCTTCAGACTTTTGGCAACTGGTCGGGAACCCTTGTCCTTTACTCGTCCGAGGATGGAGTCAACTACACCACCCTTCGCACCTACAATTCGTACCAAGGGGACTACAATGCGACCAGCAATGGCACATTCCGATCCACGACATGGGTGTACCTAGCCTTCACCCCAGATTCTTCTGGGTATTCGTGCTCGTATGCACCTCGGTGCCTTTTCCAACCGATTGACCCAACCCTCCGTGGGTTTGTTCAGATCACCGGATTTACCTCTTCCACCTCGGTGACGGCAACGGTGATCTCATCCCTTGCTGGAACTACCGCAACACCACTGTGGCGCGAGGGTGCTTTTTCCGCAGTGCAGGGATACCCGAACATCTCTTGCCTGCACGAGAGTCGCATTGTCTACAGTGGAACCGCAGGCAATCCATCCCAGATATGGGGAAGCGTGGTTTCTGACTTTGAAAACTTCCGTCAGGGTGCCTATGACGCTGACAGTTATGCTTTTACCCTAGCATCTTCGACGGGTGGACGCATCAACTGGATGGTTTCCAAAATCGCATTGCTGATCGGAACCACAGAGGACGAATGGTACATCGCTGCTTCATCCCAAGGATCTCCTCTCACGGCAAGCAATGTCCTTGCACAAAAAGAATCCCACTACGGGTCTGCCAATCTGCAGGCATTCATCGTCAACGACACGGTGCTGTATGTGCAGAGGATGGCACGAAAGATCCGTGAGTTCATTTACACATGGCAGTCGGAGACATGGGTGTCGAATGACCTGACAGCACTGGCACAGCACATCACCCTAGGCAACATAGTCAACATGGCATACCAGAGGGTTCCAGATGCCGTACTGTGGTTTGTGCGTGGTGACGGCACCTTGGTTTCGATGACCTACGAGCGAGAGCAGCAGGTCACCGGATTCAGCAGGCAAACCACCACAGGATCTTTTGAAAGCGTCTGCACCATCCAAAACCCCACAGGTGAAGATGAAATCTGGGTGTCGGTCAATCGCACCATCGGTCAGGCAGGAAGCACCCAGACAGTGCGCTATATCGAACGCTTGAAGACGGGCATGCGTGATGCGCTCGATACGGTCAACAAATCGGCATGGTGGTATGTGGACGCAGGCAAAACACAAACCTTTTCATCTCCCACCACGACCATCACTGGACTTTCGCACCTTGAAGGTCAGACCGTGGCAGTCTGGGCCGATCAAGCAGTCGGTGCTGTTACCATCAATCCCGCCACCAATGCACCGTGGGTGGTGACGGGTGGTTCCATTACACTTCAGAGTCCCGCAAGTCAGGTGCTCGTGGGATTGCCGTACACATCGAAACTGGTTCCCCAAATGCTCCAAAAGGATCTCCAAGACGGAACCTCCGCAGGTCGCCGCATGCGGATCGCAAAGATGAATGTGAAGGTCTACAATTCTTTCGGCGGGGAATACTCTTCCGATGGCGTGAACTGGTATCCCCTTCCATCGCGCCACCTTTCTGACCCGATGGACGCATCCCCTCCGACCACATTCGGGTATGAACGGGTATCTGTTTCGGCAAACTGGAGAGACGGAGTCGATATTTACATACGACAAACCCTTCCGGTGCCTCTGACCATTGCTGCCATCGTGGGATCGTGGGAAAGTAGCGAGTCCGGTCAATAACAGGTTGAGGTGTATATACCTTTACGCTATACGAGACGGCAATGAACCAACCCACAGAACTCATCGACCATAAGAGAAAGATGGACATCTTTGAGTCTGAAGTTGCCAAGTTGCCGCAAGTCAATCTTCCCCTCGTGCATCGGTTCACGGATGGCATGTACATCCGAGAGATTTATATGCCTGCAGGCACGGTAGTTACATCACGAACGCACAAAACGCAGCACCCGTTCGTGGTGGCGCAGGGTGTCGTCGATGTGATTGATGAGGAAGGACGGATCGAGCGCATTATGGCCCCTTACTTGGGAATCACGCAGGCGGGAACACGCAGGGTGCTCCGAGTGTTGGATGACTGCGTATGGATCACTTTTCACGCTACTGACAAGAAGGATCCCGTGGAGATTTCTAACGAGATCACCGAGGGCAACAACGACCTGCTCCCCGATGGGTTCAAGCAAGCATACCTCGGCAACAAGGAGGATCTATGGCTTTTGCAATAAGTGCCGCAGCCATTGGAGGCACAGCAGTAACTTTTGCGGGATTATCGGGTGCCGCTGCGGTTGCGGGTGCCCTGACCGTTGATGGTGCCGTTGCAGGTGGAGCGATGTCCCTTTACGGAGGTTTGACCTCGGCATCAGCGCAACGCAGTGCTGCTGCTGCCAATTACGGACTATCCGTTCAAGAAGCGAATGCACAGGCATCGGTTGCCGAATACCAAGCCAATCTCAATTACCAGACATCGATGTCGCAGGCGGGTGTCTACGACCAGAATGCCACGGTTTACCACCAGACAGCACGAACCAACGAAAACGAAGGGTTCATGCAGGAAAACCAGCAACTGCAGACCGACATCCAGCAAGCATCTTCCACCACGGCAAAGTATGGTGCTTCCGGTGTGGAATCCGACACAGGATCCCCCAAGGTGGTGCAGGCATACAACGCAGGCCAGCAGCAGTTGCAGCGAATGGACACCGCATACAATGCGAATGTGCAGGCCATGAGCAGTGATTGGCAGGGATCACTGGCATCCTATCAATCCACCCTTTCCCGCGAAACTGCACAGCAATACCAGTATGCAGAACAGATGGCAGAGTGGACACAGAAGGCCCAGATTGCTGGTGCAGGTGTCCAGCAATACCAAGCCGATGTGCAAGCCAATGCCACCGAGATCCAAGGCATCTCCAGTGCCATTCAGAGCATCGGTCAGGCTGCGGGAAGCTACGGCATGCTTTCCTACCGTGCTGGAAACGGAATCAGTCCCATGGCATCCACCGCAACCAACGGTGCTGGAGGAGTCATCAATGTCGGAGGAGGAGGATAACATATGGCAGTCATACCACTTTCAGAAATCCCCAACGCACCAACGGCAACTTTTACTCCGGTTGCTGATCCCAAGTATTCCGGTGATGTTGTGGGTTCGCAGGCTATTTCCGACATCAAGCAGGGATTTTCCTCTGCCATGGAAAACCCAGAGGCAATGGGTGCCGTGGGAAGGGCAGAAATCGGTCTTGGATCATCGATCCAACAACTTGGATCGGGACTTGCCGAGAATGTCATGTACGCTGACGCTGAAAAGCGCAGGCAGGCACTGCAGCAGGCAGAACTCACGGCATTCCCCAAGTTCGTTCACAACCAAGCAGCAGTTCAAAACAATTACTTGCAGCAGGCATCGCAAGCACCCGCCACCCAACGACCAACCCTGTGGTTGAACGCAGCAGGAAAGGATGGTGAGAATTTCTTCAACGATCCGAACGGTCAATACACCCTGACACCCATCGAGAGGCAGGTAGTTGCTCACCATGCCATGGCAGCATGGGGAGAGGGTCTAGCAACGGCATCGCACCAAGCATATGCCAGTGACATCGAAAACCGTTCCACGGATCTCCAGATGGGTTTCCTCAATGCACTGAAAACTGGAGACCTTGAAGGTGCTCAAAAAATGAATGCAACTGGTGTTGCCAATGGATGGTTTTCCAAAGCAACCGACCTTCAGAATCAAAAGGCAATTCAGACTCAAGGTGAAGTCCTTGGGTGGAGAAAAGGTCTTCAAGGGGAACTCAACAACTACATCGTGGGTGGTGCAACCGATCCCCAAGGGAATGTTTTCAAAACCTTATCGGACGCAGCAGACCGTGGAGAAGGCATCGGCAACCTCGATGCCAAGAATGTTGCTGACCTCGTAAAATACGGCAACGCAATCAAAGATCAGAGTCTCTGGAATGTGGCGACCAAGTACCAGAATCTCATTCAGAGTGGGCAACTCAAAAGCACTACCCAACTGGCAGACGACAAGCAGTTCCAGAAGCTACCGGACGAGTACCGCAATGCCGTCTATGGATATCTCGCGCAGCCATTTCAAAATACTCCACAAGGTGAGATAAACCGCAAAGCGGGTCAGGCCATCGTGGACAATTTCCCTCCCACCGATGGAAGCGACATCCAAAAGGCATACACCAAGGCCCAGATCCAGATCATGTCCTCGGTGCCCACTCCCTTTGCCGACGATCAACTCAAGGCACTCGATAAGAAGAAACAGGAGATGGCAAGCAACAAGGGTGAACTTAAGGAAGACACCAAGCTGCAGCAGTATGGTTCCCAGATTCTAGAGAAGTACATGACCGACCAAGTGTTCGGGAAATACGATGCCAAGAAAATCAGTGACGGCAAAGCATCAACCGATGACCTCAATGCCTACACCAAGGCACTTTCGATTCGTGAAGGCATCATGGACAAACTCCGTCAGGCAGCACCCAAAACGCAGCAGGATGTCGAGAAGTTCATCAATGACCAGACCCGACTTCTCCGAGCAGGTCAACCCAACGGGCCTCGCCAATTATTTAACCCCAGCAGTTGGTTGCATGGAACCACTCCCCCACCTGCACCCCAGATCAAGTCTTCCAACCCCGTGATTCCGATCAAGGGTGTGGGCACGACTTATGGGTACAGTGGTGACAAGTATACCGACACCAACAGCAAGAACGGCATCGGTGACCATGACAACCAGTTGCAGGAAGGCAGCAGTGTCGGGTTTTCCCCTGACATCAAGAAACAGATCGCAGCCAACGGAATTAAGAAAGGTGACCCTGTGATTCTGCACCTTGATGACGGTTCGCAGGTCATGGCAAAGAACGATGACACGACCGACAAAAAATACACTGGTCGAGTCGATTTCTATAACAAGCAAGGCCCAGAGAAGAACCATTACCAAGACCGGAAGATCGTAGGTGTCCAGAAGGTCTAACAATTCATGTCTGATACAACCCAAACCGAGCAACCGTCCCTTGATCTCCAGACTCCCTTCACATCGAGTCTGAACAATTTCGAGGATGCGCCACAGGCACCGCAACTCTACAACATCAACATTGCGTCTGACCCAGAGAGGGCCAAGTTCCGCGATGCCTTTGCCGACAAAAACAACAACGGTGGACTGACTCCCAATGTAATCAGTCAGGCACCTGCGGATGAAAACCCGCAGGAGTACCGAGACCTCGGTATGAACATCAAGGCACTCTCCCTGTTCACGGGTCAAGCACCGGAAGACATTGCCCAGAACTACGAGTACCAGAAGCAGAAGTTCATCAAGGAGAACAACCTCGACATGCCCAACAACGAGGGTCAGTTCCGTTCGACCCTTGGCAACCAGTTTAAGGTAGCAGACGAGCAGGCCACGGCAATCGACGAGGCCCGTCAGAAAGCACTGCAGGATGACATGGAGGATGCCGATGCAGGCATGAACAAGTCGGTGCTGTCACGGTATCAAGAATGGAACACGCAACACGCAGGATCATTTGTTGGTGTACCCGAATCGCAAAAGATGAATGCCTTCATGCAGGCATACATCCCCGCAAGGCATGCCGTGCAGTCTCCGTATGGTCAACTTGCCAAGGAGATCGTCCAGAATTTCCAGAACGATAACCCCACTGACGACATATCAAACAAGGCAGAGGGTGCCGTCAGGCAGGTTCAGAATGCTCTGGGTGTTGACATGAGCAACCCCGATGCGGAATCCACCATCCGTCCGGTGACGCATTCCAGTGAAGTTGCCGACCGTCTTGCCGACAAACTTGCAGAAGTTCCATCGCAGGATATTCCCAAAGTTCGCGCACTTGTCCGTGCCTACGCAAAACTTTCCAACAAGGGAGAGGGTGACAGTCCCATGGCAGCAGTCACCTATCGACTCGCGCAGCAGATTGGCAGGCCCGTGTCGGGATTGCTCCCCAAGATCAAGGACACGATGAAACTGCAACCCCTGCAGGATTACCTCGACCTTCAGAAGTCATTCCCAGAGCAAGACCAAGACAAGAACCAGATCGCAAAGACCGAGAGGCAGATCCGCAATCTCAAGATGCGCTCCGTGCTCCGTAGCATTGCCAATGAAGATGTGAACCCGATCAAGAGCAACTGGTGGGGAGAAAAGGCACTCGGTGAAGTCTCCGGTGCCGCATCCTATGTTGCTGCATTCAGCCTTGGCCCTGCAGCGGGTGAGGCATACATGATGGGTTCCTCGATGGTCGATTATCAAGACCGTCAGATCGCACAGAACCCCGACATCGACCTCAAAGAGATCGAGGCAAAGGTTTCCAGTGTCGGAGTAATGTCCGCAGCAATGCAGTTGGTCGGCATGGGCACGGTTGCCAAGGCATTCCCTGCGACCGAGGCAGCAATCAACACGCTTGCCCTCGACCGTCCGGTGCTTAACGCAGTTCTGCATGGCACGGTTTCCACGGGTGCCATGACCGGATCGCAGTTCATGGATCTTGCTGGAGACATCGCGTCCACGGCACTCGACAAGGATTTCGGCAAGGACAGGAACTTCTCAAAAGAAGCACTCGACACCCTTATTCACACACCGACCACTTTTGCGGTGATGATGCTCCTTGGTGGTATTGCTCACGACAAACTGACTCCCGAACAAATCCAAGAGCAGATTGCGTACCTGCGTGATCCCATCGCAGCCCGTGCCGCAGGCATGGACAAGAACCTTTTCATCGGCAAGACCGATGCGGAGATCCCAGCCACCTACCGTGCTGCATGGTCAACCCGTGATGTGGAGGCAGGAAAGGCATTCCGTGAGAAACTGCAAGAACTCGCCACCAATCCGGAAAACGACCCCACCCTTCCGCGCACCCACATCGACCCGCAGACCGGAGAGCATGTGGTAACCATCCTCGACCCAATCAACGGCAACATCCATGAACTGGTACGCACCAACGATGCGGAGGAAGCAGGTAAGGTTTTCAGTATGGCATCCGGTTTCGAGAGGATCCACCTGTTGCAATCCTTTGCCATGGAGCAGAGGATCCGCGACAACGCAGCCAAGAACGGCATCGAAGGGATCAATTTCAAATACAACTTCTCCAACCAACTCGGCACTGCCAACAAGTTATCCGGATTTGAATCGCTGCCAGACGATGTGAAGAACCGTATCCTCACCGCAGAACTTCCTTACGGATCGGATGCAGTGAAGGCAATGGTCGAGGGATGGCAGACCACGACTCCTATTTCCGAGGACTTGCGGAGCGACATCAGCAAGTATGTCACCCAGATCACCAATGCCAAAGGAACTCCCGACATCAACCTGCACGAGAGTCTGGATGCTTGGACTGCCCGACTCCTGCAGTCCGGTCAGATTTCTGCTGACCAGTTCAAGGATTGGGTCATCGCAACCGAGGCAGCAGTATCTGCCCGTTCCGGTTCCCCCGTGGAGTTCATGCCGAACAAGGTAGACCCGACCGACCGTGAAGTGATCGAGGCAGTGACCAAGGCAGGCATGCACCTCTTTGGTGGTCACACCGCAGATTTTGCTTCCTACCCTCCCGACCTCCAAGGTTACTTCATGTCCATGGCATCCTACTTCCGTGATGTGCAGGAGATCGGTCAACATGTGAAACAGGCAGTCGATGCGGGTGAGATTCCCAAGGATTTTTCCGAATACCTCGCAAATGCGCTAGGATTGCCTGCAGAGACCCGATTGGCCCCCAAGAGTGACCAGACACTGGTGGACACGGTAAACCCTCCCCTAGAGGCAGCAGGGCAACCTACTTTCTCGATCCGTGCTGGCGAACCCAATGCGGAGCCAAAACCAGAAAAGGATTCCATATACCATCCCGACGAAAGCACCGAGTCGGGTTCCGATGCCCCATCCACCCCGCTAGAGGATCTCGATCCCTCCAAGCAAACGGGTGAAGAGTGGCAGAAAATACCATGGTCACCGGAAACATCGTTCTCGATCAAATCTCTTCCCACTGCCTATCCGGAGATGAGCAAGGAGATTTACGACCAGATCGCCAAAGATACCGAGCATGTCTACGGCATGTGGATCGACCGCATGCGTGTCGGGGATTACAAAGGCATACCGCTGCAGGGTGGCATGTTCTACCCGACCATCAAGGAAAACCTAGAGAAGGGAATTGTTTGGGCATACAATGCTGAAGGTGTTGCCAATGGTGAACTCAACAAAGCATCCACCACGGGCGGCTACATGAAACTCATGCTCATGCAGGAAGGGAATGTCATCGGGAACAAAACCTTTGCCCATTGCTGGTTCCACGACCTGCAAGAAAACATCGATGCTGGAAAACTGACCAAGAAGCAGGCACTGGCAGAACTCAATAGGATCCGCGAATTGTTTGCAGAGCATGCCAATTCCAAAATCCGAACCGACCACACGACACCGTGGAAAACTTTGGAGCAGGCCAAGAAAGATATTGTGGACATGCCGCAGCAAAAACGAGGCAGCACCTATTTTCAAAAGAGCAAAACGGTTACCAAGTCTGAAGGTGAAAAGATTGCTTATCAGTCGTTGCTTTCCCAAAAGATGACCAAGGCGGGATTTCCCGATGCGGTGCAAATGGTACGGGATATTGAAGAACCATCCTTCAAGGGGCTGCCTGTAGGAGCAATCTCTGGAATCATCAAACTTCATCCAGACCAGACTCCCATGACCGCAGAAGAAGCGGGAGTACCAGCGCACCTTTCATACGGGTATGTCCTTAAAGGAGAACCCGTTGCAAGGATGACAAATTTCCGGAATGTAAAAGATTTGTTCCCAGAGATCCCCGATTATCCTTTGAATTGGTCAACGACTCCTCTCGATGTCGAGCGTGGACTTGCTGGCACCTTTTCCATCCGTTCCGCAGAAGACCGTCAGAAGTTCCAAGACGAGATCGACAAGCGCATTCATTCTGACCCAGAGGTGTATATACCCATCTGGGAAAAAATGCGCGAGAAGGTCAAGCAGGTGCAGGACACCATCGATGCTTTCTCCCGTGCCGATTCCCGTGATGTCACCGGAACCCTAGAGGAAAAGTATCGTGAGCAGGGACTCATCGAGATCAATGCGGTGATCAATGCACTCCCCAAAGAGATCCGTTCCGAGTTCATCCGTAACTGGCGCAATCCCTATTCCGGTGAGCAGGGCAACATCTTCACCAAGTATTCCTCACTCACGACCGATGCCGAGCGCACCGACATGCTGGTGAAAACCGTCCGCAAGGCCAAAGAAGCATTGGACGATGCACTGGTGAACGATTTCTCAACCCGACACCAGAAGCTGCTCGACAAGTCAGCACCCAAGATGAAGGCAGGAGAAAAGCCCAAGGGAAAACTTGGTGCCGACACCCATGCCATCCTTGCCGACATCCAGAGGTATTCCCACATGGATTTGGCAGAGGTCGATTCCCATGTGCAATCCCTGCAGGCTGAAAAAGACAAGCTAGAGAATGGTGAAGGCACCATGGACGAGGATGCTCGTCAAGCCAAGATCGACAAGCTCGACACGCAGATATGGTTGGCAAACACGCACGGTGGCATGTCCATGACCGATGCCGATGGAAAGCTAAAGACCGCAGAACTCCGCAGGTCTGATGTTGACCGGATGGGTGCCGCAGTTGAGGAACTCAAGGACATCATCCAGAACGGACGCTTTGAGTTCAACGCAGAGAAGAAAGCCCGTTCCGATCAGAACAAAGCAATCCGTCAGCAGGTGATGGATATTGTGAATGGTGGCAAGAAAGGAACTCCCACCTCGGTGCAGTCTGCGCGAGACAAGGATGCCTCTGGCAAAGCGACACCGAGCAAGCGCACGGACAACCTTCTGCTTCCGACACAACTTTTCCGTCAGATCCTCAAGAACTCCCCTCTCGGTGATGAGTGGGTGCAAAGGCTCAACAAGGCCCAGAATGACGAGGCAGATGCCAACATCAAATTCCAGCACGATGCCATCCAGACACTCCGAGAGAAGTGGGGAAAGAACGGCAAACCCGCAAGCACCCTAGAGGTTCAAAAAATCATTTCCGAACTTTCCACGACATTGAAAAAGACGGGCATAAAGATCCGTCCGAACAATGTGTACAAAGTACGCACAATCGACCGTGGCGAACTCGACAACTACAAAGGACTAATCACCGACCGTGAGTACAACAATCTGATGCGGGTGCTGTCTGATCCCGATAACAGCAAAATCAAGCGCATCGATATCCACGAACTCACCGAGGAAAGTCCGGAAGAGGAACTTCTCCTTTCCCCGCTTCAATTTGTCGATGCTCTCACTGCAGCGGAACAACCCGATTCCATTCAGAAGGTCGAGCGCAATGGACTGACTCCCGATGTGGTTGCCAAGATCCGTGACCTCGTCATGAAGTCCAAGGCAAAGGATGTCTACGACCTAGCCAAAAAAGCATACGACAACTACGACCGCATCAATGCCGTATTCCGCAGGTTGTACGGAGTCGATCTTCCCCGTGTGGAGAATTACGCCCCCCTTACCTTTGACACCTCCGAACCGGAGAAGATCATAGACATGGATGATGGTCAGGCGGGTGGTGCGTCGAGCCAACCCTCATGGACAAAGTCACGAGGCAATTTCGGTGGCATTCTGCGTTACGACAATGCATGGGCCAAGCTGCAGAACCACATGATGAATGTGAACTACTGGGTCTCGCATGCCGAAACCCTGCGGGATTTCCGCGCCATCTTTGGAGACACGCAGGTGCTGCGATCCATTGGTTCCCAGAACGCTAACCATAGCGACTTCCTCAAGAACTACATGAAGGTGCTCTCCCGCGATAAGCAGACCACCCAGAACATGAGCAACCAAGACATGCATCTCAAAAAGATGTTTGCCTCGGTAATGTCGGTCGCAACCCTCGGTGGATCGATCCCGACTGCTGCCAAGCACATCAATGTCGGTTTGGCACCACTGTCCGAGATTTCCCCGACACAGTACATCCTATCGGCACTGCGTGTAGGAACCGGACTTGCACCTAGGAACGCATTCTTTGGTGGAAATGCCATGATCAAAGATAAGGTCGTGAGTAGGTTCGCAGACGCAGCGCACTCCGAGACGGGTGCTGATGCACTACAGGCAGCACGAGAGTGGTCATCCCCTTTCATGCAGGGTGCAGCACTGACCGGACAGCAAATCGCAAAGATGTCCATGGTTCCCCTCCACGCAACCGTCAATGTGTCTGCAGCATGGAGTGGAGCAGTCCGCTATGACGCTGCTTTCACGGAAGCGCAAGGTCTTGGCATGTCCGATGCGGAAGCCCACTCCTACGCTCAACAGCAGGTCGATCAAATGCTGCACGAGCGCATGAACCCCACTTTCCGTGGAGATAAGCCCATCTCCAGTTGGGGTAAGGTCGGCCCAGATTGGATGCAACTTTACGCAGGCCCAGCGCAGCAGGCACTGGCATCGGTCATCAACCTGTACCGTGGTGCCAAAATCGACTCCGAGGGTAAATCCGCTTTGGAAGCAGTAGGCATCAAGGCAGACCGTTACGGCAAGATTCTGGCAACATGGGCAGCATCCGGTGCCGTGGAATGGTTGGTGAAAACTGCCTACACGATGATCTGCGGATCCGATCAGCAAAAGGAAGAGGCAGAGAATTGGAAAGAACTGGTGGCATCCCTTGCCACGGGGCCAATCTACGGTGTTCCTATTATTGGCCCGTTTGCCTCCGGATCACTGAAAGCTGCGATTACCGGACACAACCCTTTCTACGCAGCAGGCAATCCTCTTTCTGATATGGCCCGTGGTGGATACCACATCTACCAACACATGAAGAATGACGAGATGACCGGAAAAGACTATGCCGACATGGTCAAAGATGTCTCCATCGTTGCGGCATGGGCACTCTCCTATGCCTTCCAAAAGGATCTCCTTGCCAAGGGTCTTTCCGGTGTCGCTGCATGGAGCAACACGGGTAAGGCAGCAGCGGGTGCCGTCCAGAACGCGAACGAATGACCTACCTGTTGGGATAGGTGGGGATGACTGCCATTGCCTCGTCGTGGGCAATTTGCTGCATCTTCTGCTGCATCTCGATATCCTTCATCGCTTCTTTCATGATGGCGATCTGACCGGATGTGTCTGCCAAAGAATTGGCGGGAGGGACTGCTTTGGTCAGTTGTGCGTACAGGGCATTTCCTGCCTCGATGCCTGCATTGTCTAGGTCTGCGTGGGCAGCAATCGAACCCGCAACGATCAGTGCAAGGAGGTATTTCATGTATACACCCTCGCGCCCGTAGAAAAATTGTCAAGAAATCCCAGAAAACAGGTTGAGGTGTATATACCGGACTGCTAGAACACTCCCACAAAGATGTCCGTTTCTACTTCTACATCCTCCATCTCCTACGCAGGGAATGCCTCGACGGTGACGGCATATCCGGTGCCGTTCGTGTTTAACTACACGAGCGACCTGCAGGTGTATGAAGTGACATCTGGAATTTCTTCCCTACTCAACCTTGGCACGGATTACACGGTCTCCGGAGGCAGTGGATCCACCGGATCGATTGTGACCGCAGCAGCAGTTCCTTCCACCTCGACAATCACGATTGTCCGCAGTGTCCCGTACACGCAGTTGACTTCACTCACCACGGGTGACCGTTTACCTGCGAAAACCTTGGAACAGGCACTCGACAACCTGACCTACCAAACGCAGCAGTTAAGCAGGAAGTCTTCCCCTGACACGATTGCAGCAACGGGTGTTGGGCCTTTCGTGCTTTCGGCAACACAGGCAGGTGGAACCCAGCAGTGGGTAGCCACCAACGATCTAGGGTACAACCAGTGGATCACCCAGACCAGCAACTACACTGCACTCAACGGTGACCGCATTTCTGCAGATACGACTTCCGGTGCTTTTACCATTACCCTTCCATCCCCTGCATCGTTTGGAAGCATCGTGACCATTCTCGACGGTGGATCTTATTGGAGCACCAACAATCTGACCGTTCAGCCTAATTCCGGACAGACCATTGAAGGTGGAACCGTTCCCCTCACCTGCAACATCGGGAACAAATATGTCATCCTGTTTTTCAACGGCACCACTTGGAGGGTTTTAACTTAATATGGGACTCACACTATCCAGCATATCGGGAAGCTCTATCCCCACCGGATCAAGCGGGGATCAAGTATTCTACACGAATGGTCAGACTGTAAATTATAGCTACACGATTCCGAACAATAACAATGCTGGAACCTTTGGCCCGATCACCATTGCTGCTGGAACAACTGTAACGATTCCCAGCGGATCAACTTGGACTGTTGTATAATTTATGAGCGTCACGATCAACGGAACAACTGGCATCACGACACCTTCGGATAGCGTTGGTGCATCTGGAATTACTTTTGCTGACGGAACTACTCAGACCAGCGGAAAAGGGCCAGCGTTTAGTGCGTATCAATCTTCTGCTCAAACGATTTCCAGCACCACATACACAAAAATACAATTTCAAGCGAAAGAGTATGATACCAATTCAAATTATGATTCAACAACTAATTATAGGTTCACTCCTACGATAGCTGGATATTATCAGATAAACGCTAATTGCTATAATATATCAGGAGTAAATTCATTTATTACAATATTCAAAAATGGAAGTGAATACAAAAGAGGCATAGAATCAACTAATGCTGGATATTTACAAAACAACACCGTGAATGCTTTGGTTTATTGCAACGGTTCTTCTGATTTCGTGGAGATTTATGGGTACACAGGAACATCACAAACTACTGGAACTGGAATATACAATACATATTTCCAAGGCTTCCTAGCAAGGCCCGCATAACATGACACTCTACGACAAAATCCTCTCAATCTACCCCGACCTGACCGAAAAGGACTTCAGCCCGTTCGGTGGCACCATCGTCCTTCAAAACGATTCGGATGGCAAAGGCGACTACATCAAGTCGTGGAATCATGCCGTGCATCCCAAACCGACCCCCGAACAACTTTCTTAACCCATGAGCATCTCACTTTCAGCTGATCCATCCCTCGCGCAAGGCTACATCAAGGTCAACGGCACGACTGCCGCAACCGTGACGACTAGTGGCGTGACGAGCAATCTCGTTGTTCCTAGCGGTGGTTCAATCACCTTCCCAGACGGAACGACCCAGACCAGCGGCAAAGGGCCAGCTTTCAGTGCGTACAATTCAACAAGCATAACGCCGTCTTATTCAGTAAATGTAAAAATAACATTTGACACAAAACTATTTGATACTAACAACAATTTTGCCTCGTCACGATTTACACCAACAGTTGCTGGTTATTACCAAATAAGCGCGGGTCTTATTACAACCACAACAGGCATTTTTCTTGTGGCACTATATAAAAACGGCGCAGTTTATTGCGAACTTGGACGGCAGACTGCAAACGCAGGGACAATATCCGGTTCTTCAATGATTTATATGAATGGCACAACAGATTATGTTGAAGTTTACACATACATTTCAAACGGCACGATTGGCTCTTCATCTGGTGGCGGATATCCATATTATTGGTTTACCGGAGCATTAATTCGACCCGCATAACATGAAACTCTACGACAAGATCATCAAACTTTACCCCGACCTAACTTTGGCTGATTTCATTCCGCTTACTGGAACCATTGTCCTTCAGAACGATTCGGATGGCAAAGGCGACTACATCAAGTCGTGGAATCATCCCGTGCATCCAAAGCCGACCCCCGAACAACTTTCATAACCCATGCCAAACCTCGCCCTCGCCTCCACAGGCATCACCTTTCCCGATAGCTCGGTGCAGACGACTGCGCCCTCTGGCTTCGGTTTCAAAAACCGCATCATCAATGGTGGGTTTGCAATAGACCAGAGGAACGCTGGTGCGAGTCAGAGTGTTTCGTTGGGATACACCTTAGACAGGTGGCTTCTTGGTTCAAATGTAGCTGTAACTTCTCAAAGAGTTGGAAGCGTAGGTTCTTATTCGTGGCAAATTACAGGTGCTTCTGGAAATACAGGATTAACGCTTATCCAAAGAATTGAATCAAACAACATAGGCGATTTGGCAAGCCAGACTGTAACATTCTCATTCACCGCTAGTAGCTCAACATTAACAAGTCTTCCAATCTATTATTCAACTCCTACTGCTGTTGATAATTATGTTTCAACTAATTCCGCTGTTTTGGTTGGAACTGCAACGATCAATGCAAGTGCAACACGCTTTAGTTATACCTTTACATTGCCATCAACGGCAATAAATGGGATTCAGATTTATTTTTCTACTGGTGCTCTGACCTCTGGAACTCTGACCCTTTCACAAATTCAACTCGAAAAAGGCTCCACGGCAACGGCATTCGATTACAGACCATACGGAACCGAGCTTGCGCTTTGCCAGAGGTATTATTGTAATTCTTTATCGGGATCTGGTTATAGCCCACTCACAACGGTCGCAGCGTTAAATCTTACATTTCCAGTAACCATGAGGACTGTTCCAACAATTTCAATAACAGCTACTCTTACTATTACAGATGGATCTGCTAATTACACACAAAGTTCAGCCAATTCTGGATCTTATCTTGGAACATCTTTGGGAGGTTTATTGGCATCAATTTCAAATTTTACAGGATTAACTGCAAATCGCCCCAATTCCACAAATGCAAATGGGTTTAATAATCCGATAACCGCGTCCGCAGAACTTTAATATGTATCAGCAAAACGAATATCTAGGAAAAATAGTTGGCGTTACACGCTTGTTTGACAACGCCTTCATCCCCTTCGACCCTGCAAACACCGACTACCAAGCATTCAAACTCGCATTGCAAACAGGAAAAAACGCTGACGGGTCGGTTGTCGAACTCAAAGACGCAGACGGCAACACGATGACCGCAGAACAAATCAAAACCTTCATAGCAACGCTTCCCTAATACTCACCCCTAACATCCCAATCCTATGGCAATCACCCCTATCGGCACGACCACAAAAGACCAATCTGATCCCGTCCGTGTAGCATGGACGAATGCTGGATGCCCCATAGATGGCCCCCTGTCCCAAGACATCTTTCCGTCCACGACCCTAGAGTCTATGCCGAAAGAAAAATCCACCGTGGCACCCGAACAGGCTGAATCATAATGAGCATCCACGGCACTACAGTTCAAAGCAAAGGAAGCCAGACGATTGCCGCAGGTGGTACTTCCCAAGTTGTATTCCCAGCAACCGGAAGGAATTTCCTTTTAATTCACAACTGCTCCACCACAGAAAACCTGTACATCGGCATCGGGTTCACCCCGTCCTCTACCGCAGGCATCGTTCTGACTCCTTGCACGGGATCTAATTCGACCTTGATCCTTCAAGGCAATGACATCCCCAACGATGCGATCAACGCGATTGCAGCCACCACTGGACACGCTTTCATCGCCATCCAAGAATAAGAAATGTCCGACCTAATCAATGCACAGGGAGTACAAGCTCCTGCAGTGACTTGGGTCGAGGGAACATCCCTTCCATCCAATGGTGGGGGTGTTGCCATGCCTTTGCTGGTAAGCAATACCACGGGCAGATTGATGGTGGATGCGCTGACCGCATCCGAGGCAGACCTAACGCTCATCGAGAATGACCTGACCACCACCAACGGTCTCCTGACTTCTGCTGTTGCCGACCTTGCGGCAATCGCAAGCAACACATCATCTGGAATCAGTGGTGGTAGTGGTGCCAGTGTTGCCATCACCACCTACGCATGCACCACGGCATTCACGGGTGCCAATGTTGGAGACACGATTACCTTGGCACAGGTATTCGGTGGATCCCCGTTAGCAGTTACTTCTTCCCTGTGGTACAACCAGACGCAATCTGCGGCACTTGCTTCTGTTCCGAGCGCAAGCAACCTGACACTGGTCGGTGAAGGTTACCTCACCAATGCACAACTCCGTGCCACTGCGGTTCCTGTATCTCTTGCATCATCTCCTCTTCCCTCCGGTGCTGCCACCGATGCAAGCCTGACCAACGGAAACCAAAAGACACAGGTCACAAGCCTTCCTTCTATTCCTGCTGGTTCAAATGCTATCGGTAGCGTTTTTGTATCGAACTTCCCTTCCTCAACGACGGTTACCTCATCAGCACTGCCAACGGGTGCCGCTACGAGTGCTCTTCAACCCGCCATCAATGGTGACGGTGGTGCCCTCGCCCATGTCACGAATTGGCCCTCCTCGACTACTGTCACGGGCACGGTCAATGTGCAAGGTGGCAACAGCACCGCAGTCAAGACAGATGGTAGTTCCGTGGTTCAACCCGTGTCGGGAACCGTTGCTGTATCCTCCATTCCTTCGGTCACGGGATCCGTATCGGTAACGAATCAACCATCCAGCATATCGATTAACAACACTTCGGCATCTCCGGTGCCCGTCACGATTGCTGGAGACACTGCTACCGTCCCTGTCTCTGGATCGGTGACTGCTACGATTTCCGGAACTCCGAGCGTGTCGGTGTCGAATACACCTACGGTCAACATTGCTTCCGGTCAGACGGTTGGACTTGCTGCAGGAAGCAATGCCATCGGAAGCGTATCGGTATCGAATTTTCCAACCAGCACCACGATTACTTCGTCGGCATTGCCCACAGGTGCTGCCACCAGTTCCCTGCAAAACACTGCCAACAGCACACTTTCTTCAATCCTTTCTGCGGTACAAGCGCAGGTTTCCCTTTCCACTTCGGTATGGGCAGACAACACAGTCAACCCTCCGGTGTACTATGTCCGCAACACTACGGACAACGCAGGCACCATCACGGTGTCATGGACTACCCCTTCTGGTTCAGCTGCAACTCCTACCGTATCCAATCTGGTTCCCATTGCGGGAGTGCAGAACCTTTCAATCGAAAATCAGACTTTCACGGCAACGGCATCCGGAACCGGATATTCCTCCGGTGATGTCATCATTCACGCTTACGGAGTAGACACCGCAGCATCAACCCCTGCGGTTGCCTTTAGTGTATGGTTCAATGCCACGAGTGGTGCTGTTCTGGCATCGGCACCTTCTTCCAGTAATCTTGCTGCTGCTGTTCAGCCTGTCTCTGGAACCGTAGCAGCAACACAGAGTGGATCATGGACGACCTCGATCACCGGAACTCCCACCGTATCGATTTCTGGAACGGTTCCCGTATCTGCATCGAGCCTCCCTCTTCCTTTCGGTGCTGCTCAAGAAACAGGCAACCTTGCCACCCTTGTCACCAACACAGGACACCTGACCGATGGGACGCAGAGCACCAAGATTGTTTCCAGTGGCAACACCCTCGCCCTCGATAGTTCGGGAAGGCCAACCGTCAATGTCAACGGAACCATCCCCGTATCCCTTTCTTCCACTCCGCTTCCATCCGGTGCTGCACTGGAAGCAGGCAACCTAGCAACGATTGCCAGCAATACTTCCGGAATTGCAACGGCATCGGCCCAGAGCACTGGCAACACTTCCCTTGCCACCATTGCCACCAACACGAACGCAGGATCTGCCATCACGGGTCAGTCACTAGGCAGTGGCAGTGGCATCCTCGGTTGGTTGTCATCGATCTATAGCAAAGTTGCCTCGACCCTTTCGGCATCGATTACGAATTTCCCCAGCACTTTTGCTGCCACCCAGAGTGGCACATGGAGCACCGGACGCACATGGAACCTTTCCAGTGGAAGCGACTCGGTCACGGCAACGATCTCCGGAACCCCGTCCGTTACTATTTCCGGAACCCCTACCATTGCCAACACTAGTTTCGGTGTCTCTTCCTTGCCTTCGATTCCCGCAGGAACCAATTCCATCGGCACGGTAATCAATGGAGCAGGAACGGCATCCATTGGAAGCACCCCTCCGGTGCAGACTTCCGTGTCCGCATACAATGGAACCCTGACCGCATCGACCAGCACTGCAATCATTAGCGCAGGTGTCCTTTCAAAATATCTGATCATCCAAAACACTTCTGCCACGACCATCTACCTTGCCTTTGGAACCACTGCATCCCAGACAAACGGTCTACAAATCGTTGCAAGCGGAGGATCGTTCGTGATGGAAAGCAACGCCATCGTTTCGCAATCCATCAATCTATATGCCACGGCATCTGCGACCTATGTGGCATGGGGTGCATGATCCATGAAAAAGTTCTTCCAAGACATTAACCTGCTCTGGAAATCACTTCCTCTAGCCAAGAGGTTCGTGCTGGAACTCAATGCCGACAAGCATGTCGGGGTGGTGAAATTCCAAATTGCCTACCAGAAAATCCGTCAGGCACTGATCAAGGAATGCGGGATTGCTCATTCTGACATCACCGGATCAATCGCGTACCTTGCATTGTCCATTCAAGCGTGGAGGTACTCCAAATGAGTGACCAAGAACGCGCCATGTTGGAACTCAAGGTCGCACGGATCGAGGCATTGCTGCAGGAACGGCAAAAGCAATCCGATTCCAACGCACTGATCATTCGCACCATCGCACTGGGCATGCTCATCCAAGTCATGACCACCGTGTATTTCGCAGGAGTTAAAACCCAGAAATTAGACAACCTGTCCGAGCAGGTATCATCGCTTGCCACGGAGGTTCATTCACACCCTTCCTTCCATGCAACCACACCATAAAGAAGAGTTCGCTGCTGCCATCATGGTTCTTCTCGTGATTATCCTTTCTATATTGATCATTGGCAACCTCACCGGATGCGCCAATAACGCATCGCGTTATACTTCATCTGCCAATGGGTGTATTGACACCGCAAGCAGTCTCAACGACCGCATCGACTACAAAGCAGTCCTTCTTGAAAAATCACGATGAACAAGATCCTCCTCATCATTGCATTGTTCGCAGCCGACCTACTGATCGGCATGATTCCCGTCCACGCTGCTCCACTCAACGAACAGCAACGCCACCTTCTGGCTCAGATCGAGGTTCTGTGCGCAGAGGAAAAGAAAGACCTAGCGCAGGCACAGTCCGACTACCTAGCGCAGGGTGCCAAACTCGCAACCGCAGAAGCACAGGTATCCACCCTGCAGCAAAGTCTTCACCAGACGGCAAAGGAACGAGATGTGGTCGTGATCTTCTTTGCCTTCGCTTTTGCCATCGGAGTCTTTTCCTCCCTCGGTAGGTACATTGCCAACTGCAACATCTTTGAACAGATGCTTATCGGTGCTGGATTGCTTGCCTGCGGGTACGGCATCGGTCGGTACATCCTTTTCTACCTTTCACACCTCATCCCGTGATTCCACGACTTCTGGCCTACATCCGGTCAGTACATTCTGAAAACACCACGGACTCGTGGATGCGCTGGACGGGCACCGTGTTCATGCTGTTGGTCATTGCCGTCACCGTTCGCACCGTATGGTTCGACCATCCTCTCAACGATAGCATCAAGGGATTTCTGACCGACATCGGGTACACAGTTCTCGGTGGTGGTGCGTTACGCAAAGGAATTGAAGTCGCAGGAACCGTTTTCAGTAACAACCAACCTTCACCCCCTAACGCATGAGACTTCTAGGACGCATCGATGGTCAGGATATTGTACAAAAGGACGACCTATCGATCTCGTGGGTCGCGGGTCTCTCGGTCGATGCGGATGGTGCTCCGAACTGCTATTCACCGGATCCCCGTGTCGGCCTCGATGATCTTGGCAACGCAGGGCATGCAGGCAACTGGTGGGGAGTTGTGACCAACGATTACGGTTCCCCGATCCTTCAAGGCCCGTCCGACCCGTTCCCGAACTTTTACATCTCGACCACTTCCCTGCAGAACAAGAACTACGGACGCACCGATCCCCGCAGGTATGTGAATGCCGATGTAGTTCCGTACATCGTGGTGCCCGTCATCATTGCGCGAGAAGCAACTGGTGTTGTCTTGGGGTGTGTTGCCACCGTGGAAGACATAAGAACCAACCGCAAGGTTTCTGGAGTAGTTGCCGACCTAGGCCCGAACAACCACATCGGTGAAGCATCGGTAGCCATGGCACGACAACTTGGTGTCAATCCATCCCCTCGCACCGGAGGGTGCTCCGACCCGTTCTTCCGGTACACCTTCTTCCCCGATCAACCAGCAGAAGGATTCCAACTACAACCACTATGAATGAAAACCGAGAAAAGGTTGGAGTCGTTATTGTCTCCGATCTTCACGCAGGAAGTGCCGTAGGATTGTGGCCCGATGGGTGTGAGACCGACACGGGGAACACGGTCAACATTGGGAACAACCTTCACCAACGGTGGTTGTGGGATTGCTGGCAGGACTTTGAGTGCAGGGTTCTGGAATACTTTGGTGACCGTCCCTTCTACCTCATCTGCAACGGAGATCTCATCGAGGGTCGCCACCACGGGACAACGGAAATCGTGGTTTCCAAAAACATGGAGCATGCCGCTGCTGCGGTAGTTATACTTTCCAAACTGGCAAAGGCAGCAAGGCGCAGGTTCTTCACTGCAGGAACCGAATGCCATGTGGGTGACTTTGAGAAGTACATCTGTGCCGAACTCAACGGAGAGTGGTGTGGCGACAAAGCACTCATCGAGGTGAATGGAACCCTTATGGACATTGCCCACCATATGCCGACGAGTTCTAGGGCATACCTAGAGGCGGGAGCGATGTCTATAACCATGGGCAACGCTAGGCAGAACTACGCTCGATCCGGACATCGGGTGCCGAAAGTTTACGCCCGTGGGCACAGGCATGTCGGAGGTCACTTTTCGGACGGTCGAGGTCTCTTCCTTGTGACTCCTGCGTGGCAGGTGCTTACCCGTTACGGTCACAAGGTGGTCGGTGACTCCATCTGCGCTTGCGGTGGAACCATCCTCGATTGGTCAATCACCCCAGAAGGGGAGATCCCCGCAATCATTCCCATCACATACACACCCAATGAAACAACACCCATCCGCGCATGACATCAGACAATCGGCACTTCAAGCACTTGCCGATGAAATCAACTGCAGGCATGGAGTCGATGAAGACGCACTAGGGAGGGAAGGGTGGTTCACTGCCAAAACCATGGCAGAACAACTTGGCATGACCCTAGACGCAACCGATAAAAGACTCCGCAGGAGATTGGCAGCGGGCACCGTCGAAAGACGGATAGAAGTTCTCAACGGGAACAAGACTTCTTTCTATAAGGTCAAGTGAACCACATTAACATCCGCGTTCCGGTCTTTGAGTCGCGGTGTCACATCCTTTACCCGTTCACTAAAGTGGAAGCGGATGAGTGGTTGAAGAAACGGGGATACGAGGAGGAAGCACTGGAAGAGTGCCATGGGTTTACATGCTACTCGACACGCAAGGGAAACGGTGCCGCAGTCTTCCTTAAAAAATGGGATGGCAGCATCAAGGACATCGGTGTACTGGTACACGAACTGGTACATGCATCGATGTTCATCCGATCCGAATTGGGTGTAGACGAGACCGACCAGACTGCTGAAGTCCTATGCTACCTCACCGATTTTCTTGCCCAGACCGCATTGAAGAAGCTGAAGCTGAAACCGTGATTTTGGGAAACAACTGGGTTCTGTTTCCCATTTCTCTCTGTAGTTGAGATGGTTCAAGTCCCTCTTCGAGCACCACTCTCTCTTATGAGTGGATCACCCGCAGCCCCAGTATTCATGCGGTTCCGTTGAGTGGTGTATACAAGTTGATAACCATTGAGAAACATGCTATTGGGAAACAATGGGAAACAAAAAACTGAAGGCACTGGTGCCTCGATACTACCCCGCAAGGGACTGCTGGATGGTGGATGTGCCTGCCAGCATCGCGGGTAAGCGGAAAAAGTTCTTCTACAAGACCGAGGTCGAGGCATTTCAAGGTGCTTGCAAGATTGGCCTGCAGGTCTCCATGGACGCTCCCCTGCTCAACGACACGAGCGACCACAAGATCCGCAACCTCATCCCTGCCTTTCTTTCCGAGAAAAAGATGGAGGTCGGGTACGACACCCACCGTCAACTTGTCTGGGCATCCAACAAGTTGGTGGATCAGTTCGGACACCTACCCGTGGAGGAACTCAACCCTCGGATGATCAAGAACTGGATCACCACGCTGAAACTCCAGACCCGTGGGAAGTTCAATCTCTTTGCATGTTGCAGAACCTTCTACAACTGGCAGCAGGTGCAGGAGATTTGTCCGGTGAACCCGTTCGGTCATGGTGCCCCTCCCAAGACAAAGAAAGGACACAGGGCAGCACACCTCACCGTGGAGCAGTGCAAGATCCTCCTCGACCATCCGTTCCCTGCATGGTTTCGAGCCTACCTAGTGGCAGGTCTCTTCTCCGGTATCCGTCCTTGTGAGGTTCGCAGGATTTCGCACGAACGGGCACTCGATTGGGAATACAAGAAGATCGTGATCCGCAAGGAAGACTCCAAGGGTGGACATGCTTCCAGACCTCGTTCCATCAAGCTGCGCCCAGCATTTGAGAGGCACATGCACCGAGGAAAGGGACTGCTTTGCGAGGGCAAGACCGACAAGCAATTTGAACCGGAGTGGGCCAAAGTTGCGGAACTGCTCGGCATGAAACTTTACCCCAAGAATATCCTGCGCCACACATTTGCCACGATGCTGCTGGAGTCCAGTGGGAATGCGGTCGAAACGGCATTTGAGATGGGTCACACCAACCCGACATTGCTCTATTCGACCTATGCAAACAACACGACGATGCGTGAGGCAGAAGCGTTTTGGGAACTGTAAAAACAAAAATTGATGTCCGGTTTGATCTTTTCAAATTAAATAGTTGATCACCACGCTTGACGGGTGTATATACTGCGACTAGTTTCAATCCTATGCCAAACCAACGAGCAAAAGGAAAAAAGCTCAAGACACTATGGCTTACCCCCACAGAACTTGACGCGCTCAAGAAACTTTCCGACATTCAAGGACTCTCCGCAGGAGATTTTTTGAAGAAGGAACTCACCCAATACATCAAAGCAAAAAATGCCAAAACCAAGTGACCTCGTTCCGGTGGAAATAGAAACCACCGAGGACATCTCAAACGAAACCATGCAATCTTTTACCGCACAACTCCGCAAAAAATTGGCACGAGGTGTATGCACACCGACCTACCTTCGACCCAAAGAGGCAGCAATACGCATCTCGGTCACACCCGCTTTCATCTATAAGCTGCTCAAGCAGGGTCAACTCAAGTCCTATGGACTCGGACGCACCCGTCTCATCAAGGTCACTGATCTCGACAATCTCGTGGAGTCCCATGGATAAAGCCGAGCTAATCAAGCGCAACCGTTACTCGATTCCCTCCGTCGAGTACCACGGTGACCGTCCCAACCTTATCTGGAATCAATTCCTTACCCGTCTCTTTCCCGCAGGCACAGTCTTTTGCCCCAAGGTGTATAGACACCGCAGGTGCAAGTAACCCAAAACCCAAAAAGCAACATGAATACTGAACAGCAACTCCTCGTGGTGGCACTCGTCATTGTCACCTTCCTCCTCGGTCGAACCTCAACCCGCATCTAATCAACACCCATGAGCAACATAGGTATCAACGCAGCACTAGTCGCAGCACTCGGAGAACTCCGCAATGTGGCGAAAAACGCGGTAAACCCGCACTTCAAGAATCGATACGCATCGCTTGACGCGATCCTCGACGCAGCACGACCCGTGCTTTCCAAGCATGGTCTCGCACTTTCGCAGGAACCGATCTTCGATGACGGCAAGGCAGGGGTCGTGACCCGCATCATCCACTCTGGTGGAGAGTGCCGTGAGTCCACCCTCCTGCTTCCCCTCCGCGATCAATCCGCACAGGGAGTCGGTAGCGCACTGACCTACGCTCGACGCTACGCAGTCTCATCCGTTCTCGGCATTGCCGCAGATGACGATGATGACGGTCAGCAGGCAAGCAAGCCAGTGGCAGAGAAAGCACCCAAGGTCGATTGGGCAGGACAAGTGAACGAACTCATGCTCAAGGATTTCGTTTCCACTTTTGAAGTGTTGGATTTCTTGACCATTCGGAAGGGAATTAAACTGGATGCAAAGGTCAAATCTGTTGCGGATCTACCCGTCAACATGCTCAAGCGTCTCACGGAAATCTGGGATGAGGTCGTCGCATTCAGCAAGCAGGAGGTAGCAGCATGAGCAATCACCACCCCACCCTTTCCCCTTCTAGCTTCCCCAAGCTGAAACAGTGCATCCACTACAAGGCCAACCCCGTGGCTGGGCCTGCAGCGGAACGAGGATCGAGTCTGCACAAGCAGATCGAGAATCACCACACCAAGGGCATCCCCATCGATGACGCAGGTGCTTCTGCTGCCTACGCACGGGCCAAGGGATACATCTCCGACATCCGTGGCATCGAGACCCGTCTTGCCTACATCGGAGGAGACCTCACCGAGACCACCTTTGGCACTGCTGATATGTGGGGATACCACGATGGGAAACTCGTTCTGGTGGATTACAAGTCCGGAAGCCAGCACCCGTCATCGTATGTCGAGCAGATGGCAGTCTATGCGCTTATGCTCATGGAGAGGGTCGGTGAGGAAGAGTGCATTTCGATCATCGTGGGCATCGACTCCGGTGAAGATGACATCTTTGCTTGGAGCATCGAGAAGGCCAAGAAACTCGTGGACGGGATCATCGAGCGAGTGCAGGCAGGAACCGAACCTCCCAAGGAGAATTCGTTTTGCTCATGGTGCGCTCGTCGCACCACCTGCCCACAGTGGTACGAGGATGCCAAGAGTGCCCTGACCGTGATGCCGTCGATGCCAGCAACCCTCACCCGTGAGTGGATTCTGGGATCACCGGAGAACGCAGGTCGATTCTTGACTGCCTACAAGAAGCTGCAGGCCATTGTTGAAAAGGACATGGATGTCGCGGGATATGTAAAATCCACACTAGAGGCAGGAACTCCGGTGGCAGGATGGAAGCTGCAGACCCGCAAGGGATCCGAGCGTCTCGACACCAAGGCAGTGAAAGCAAGGTGGAAAGAACTGACCGACGAACCGATACCCGCCACGATTGGCGAGGCAACCGTGTCACTCGTTGAAGACAAGGGAGGTGCAGCATGACCACCAACGAATGGATTGCTGCAATCAATTCCTTCCCCGCAGAGGTGCGTCCCATCTTGGGGCGCATCATCTGGTGGGATATCTGCAGCGACGACAAGACCTCAACGCCACTCTTCAAGGAGTGGATCGATAGCACCCTGCCTGACCCTTCCGACGAGGTGATCGTTGCTGCCTTTGTGGAACTTGGTTTCACGGAGGATTGGGCCGTGAAGAGGATCGCAGGGGAGCGTCCGGAACCCACCAGCAAGATCATCACCAACAAGAAGATCAATGGTGACCCGTACTACAACCTCTGGAGTGCCGTCCTCTTGGATGCGGTTCAGTCTTACCGAGAACTTCGGATCATGGGTGCGATCACACCCACCAATGAGGTAGACTCCCGCTTCTGGTTTTCCAAGGGGAAGACCAAGATCCGAAAAGAGGACTCCCTTTCCACCAATCGCGTCCGAGGGTACAACCTCGATGACGCAGTATCGCTCGTCGAGTTCATGCAAGGGGAGATTTTTGACGGCATGTGCATCATGCTGGAGATCGACCCGATCTGTGCCCGACACGCACTGAAGATCCGCAAATGCGAGGAGGTGGAAGCATGAGTGGCACGACCCTACGCGATCTCGGCATCTACCGAGTCAGCAAGAACACTCCGGTCGAGTGGAAGGAGTCGGCACTTTCGATCATCATGTGCCTTGTAGCCAACGGCAACGAGATCACCGCAGAGGATGTCAGGGAGTGGGTGGGAGATCCCCCCAACCCCAACGCTTTCGGTGCAATTTTCATGACGGCATGCCGTCAGGGAATCATCGTCAAGACCGGATACCGGAAGGCGAACAGGAAAGAAAGACACGCAGGAATGGTGGGTGTCTACGCACGGGCAAAATCTTAACCAGAGGTGTATATACAATGAACGACCAACAAATTGCAGAAGAATACTGGGAGCAGGAAGGTGTCCGGATGCTTGCAGAAGGCAACCGTATCCCCACTCCCGAACAACGGTGGAAGGCAGGATTCCTGCTGGGACTTACCATGGGGAGGTTGGAAATCGACCTTCCCAAGGATGCCGTCATCGCAGCCTTTGAAATGCCAGAGGAGGAAGTCGAATGAGGTTCGCTAGAGCAAGGGCACCCCGTGTCGCGGGAACCATGAACAAACTGGAGCAGGCATATGCGGAGTCTCTCAAGATGTCCGCTATGGCAGGCGAGATCCAATCGTTCATGTTTGAACCGATCAAGTTGAAGCTGGCACCCAACACGACCTACACACCGGACTTCATGGTGGTGTCGAAAGACGACATTATCGAACTGCACGAGGTGAAGGGATTCTGGGAGGATGACGCACGGGTCAAGATTAAGGTCGCAGCGACCATCTTCACACAATTCCAGTTCAAGGCATTCACCCGCAAGAAGGGGATGTGGATCGAGGAATCGTTCTGATGCACTACTACCAGTTCGACATCAAGGCATACGCACACGCTACCGTCCACCTGACCAATGACGAGGATCTATGCTACCGCAGACTCCTCGACATTGCCTACGACACCGAGCGTCCCATCTCACTCGATGGACTCGCAAGGAAGGTACGCATGTCCGAGGAGACGGTTCTCATCGTGCTGAACGAGTTCTTCACCGCAACCGACGAGGGTTTCATCCATCCGGTTGTGAATAAGGAACTTGAGAAAGCATACGAACGATCCGAGAAGGCAAGGCAGTCGGCACTATCAAAGCGAACGCATAGCGAACGCACACCGAACGCTGACCGTTCGCATAGCGAACGCTTGCTACTTAATACGAAAGACTCATTACTTAATACATATAAGAAGACAGTCGCGCAAAAAGCGCAACCGACTCCAAAACTCTCGGACGATGAGTGGATGGCATCCCTCAAGGGAAACTATCCCCACATCAACATCGAGGCAGAGTCCCGCAAGATGGATGCGTGGTTATCCACCCGCAGGGGAAAGCAGAAGACCCGCAGGTTCGTCGTCAACTGGCTGAACCGGATCGACACTCCCATCCAGCAAACCGCAACAACCCAATCACCTTTTGTATCCGCATTCTAATCCCATGACTCTTCAAACATCCACCTGCATGACCTGCGGGATCAACTTCACCTACGAACCCGTCATTTTCCATGGCAGGCAAATCTTTGAGCCTCGATATTGCGACCCATGCTGCGAAAAGGCATCGCAAGAGGATCACGAGAATGCCTCTAGAAAGCGCAGGGAGGCATCTAAAACTCGCTGGAACCTCATGATCCCTCCGATCTACCACGACACCGACATTTCGAGGATTCCAAAGGAAATAACCGCAGTCACCGAATTTTGGCAGTACCAACCCAAGGGAATCGGGATCATCGGAAGGTCTGGCAAAGGGAAAACCCGTGCCACGATAGCACTCCTCCACCGGATGCATGAGGAGAAGCGGAACACCTATTACATCACGGCAACCGATTTGGCACTCAACTCTGCCAACCAGTTCGCGGACAACCCCGCCACCAAGAGCATTGCCCAGAACATCCTGCAACTCTGCAGGAGTGCCTGCGTCCTCCTGCTCGACGACCTCGGCAAGAACCGCATGACCGACCGTGCAGAATCAGAACTCTACGACCTTCTGGAGTACAGGACATCGCGCCGACTCCCGATCATCTGGACGAGCAATTCGGATGCCCGTGGACTCCTTGCCATGTTCTCTGCTGACAGAGGAGATGCCATCGTCCGCAGGTTGGCAGAGTTCTCCCAGATCGTGAAAATTGCCTGACCATGGGTGTATATACAAAAATCGGTTGCGGTGTATATATCGGCACCAGTAAACTCACCGGACTTTCAAAGCAATGAGTGTCTTCAAACCAAGGTCACAGGGCAAAGGCGACCGTCGATCTGACAACTTTTCAAAGTTCAACAAGAACTTTCCCGATCTAAAGAGAGACAACCCCTACACGGGGCGTGTCTTTCTCAAGAAAAACAACAAAACCACAGTCATTTACAAATAATATGATCAAGTTCCAACTCGATGTCACCAAGCTAGACAAGGCCCGTTTCAAGCATGTCACCCGCAAGAATGGCGAAAAGGCAATCTTTGCAGAGATCATTCTTTTCGACCGTCCGGATGATTACGGCAACGAGGGATTCCTGACCCAAGGCAAAGACAAGGACGAGGACATCAAGATGCCGATCCTCGGCAACTGGAAGACCATCGGACAGAAGAAAAGCGAGTTCCCAGAGAGTGATGCCGTAAAGCGTCACAATGCCGAAAAAGCAAATGGGTACGCACCCGCCGAAAAGGATGACGACCTCCCGTTCTAATCACGGATCCAATTCATGCCTCGCATGCGGTAATGCCACTGGCAATGTTCAGTGGTATTACTGCAAGCCTTGCCGTTCCAAAGGAAAGAACGGTGATGAGGGACTCACGGTTGATGCAGTCAATCACCCCAAGCACTACACGAACAACCCCAAAGGGATAGAACTGATCGACATGATCGGTCACCTCTCTTTTCCCAAGGGTGCTGCCATCAAGTACATCTACCGTGCAGGCGAGAAAGATCCCAACAAAGCAGTCGAGGATCTCAAGAAAGCCAAGTGGTTTATCGATCACATGATCAATGACTTGGAGAAAAAAGATGGCATCTAAACTCAATCCCAAGCAGGAAAAACTCGCCATCGCACTGGCATCCGGTGCGACTCTCAAGGAAGCTGCCAAAAAAGCAGGGTATTCTGGGTCGGAATCGAGTGCCTGCGAGATCGCCAAAGATCCGAAAGTATCCGAAAGGATTACAGAGTTGAGACAGAAGACAGAGTCAGCACTGGAAATCAGCAGGCAGAACTTCATCCGAACGGTACACGCTCGGTTCATCAATGAGGAGCACCCCCATGCTCCCAAGTATGCCGAGATCCTTGCCAAGGCACAGGGATGGAACGAGCCAGAGAAAATCGACATCACCCAGAACATGGAGGTCGAGGTCTACATCGGAGGACAGAGGGTTGAATGAACTCCGAAATTTTTAACAAAGAACTCGACGAGAAAACCAACGAGGTCGCAAGGCTCCGTAAAGCCCTTGAACTTATCGCCGCACCCATGCGTCCAGATGGAACTTACAACAGAGACAGGAGGGCTTGTGAGTTGCTTGCAAAGGAAGCACTCGCCCCCGCGTCAGAGGAACCAGTGAGCGAAGGTACCCGCATCGCTTCTGAGTTGAGATCATCCTGCAATGACATGACAAGTGAGGAGCGCAAAAGATATGCCGCACTCGCGGAAGATGTCATTAAACTCCACAGGCCAGACAAAGAACTCTCTCCAGCACTAGAGGAAGCTGCTGAACGCCTCGCCGAGAAAACTAGCGATGTCGCAAGGCTCAAGGAGGAAATTGAGCGTTTCAAAAGAGGATGCCAAGGATCGTGCTACGTTTGTGAGCCAGTCGGAGAAATGAATCTCAAACTAGAAGCCGAGGTCGAAAGGCTCCGTGAGCTATGTGAAAACCTAGATGAATACACACAGCACGACCGCCTATGCCCAATCTCTAGTTGCATGTTCGCTGTCTGCGAATGCGGTCTAAAAGAGCTACGCGAAGAACTAGCCGCACTCGCCACCGCGCCAGAGGAACCAGTTATCCAAGATTCTCGAATAACTGAACCCGAATGGCGAGAGCTTGGCCCTGACGAAATAATCCAAGAAGGGGATGAGATCCAGTGGCCCGAAAAAGACTGGCAAACCGCAAAGTCATCTGTCGGATATAAAGTCGGATATTGGGATGGCTTGGTAAAGGCCCGCACCCTCCGCCCGTTGCCAAAGCAGGAAGAGATGCCGCTGGAAGATGAGCTAAAAGACATCGACCAATACGCGGACAAGCAAAATGATTTCTACACTTGCCGAGTATTTCAGTCGATTGAGTATTCCCTGCATTACCTCCGCGACGAGATCCAGAAGCTCAAATGCCTCTGAAAATCAAATTCCATCTCGATCCCAGAGAGCAGTTCCGTCCCTTCATCGATAGGAAGCAACGGTTCGGGTGCGTGGTAGCGCATCGACGCAGTGGCAAAAGTTACCATGCCGTCATGGACATGGTGAAGAGGGCCATGACCTTCAAAAGGCAAGGCCCACCATGCAGGTATGCCATGGTCGGGCCAACCCGTGATCAGATCCGCAATATCGCTTGGATGTATTTGAAGCAGTTCACCGAAAGGATACCGAATGTGAAGCACAACGAGCAGGATCTCATGGTCACCCTTCCGAACAAGGCGACCATCCGACTCTACTCCGGTGATGCTTTTGAGCGTCTCCGTGGCGTGTACCTCGATGGTGTCGTTCTTGATGAGGTCTCTGATCTGGATCCGCAGGCATGGTACTCGGTCATCCGTCCCACCCTTCTCGATTACCATGGGTGGTGCATCTTCTCTGGCACTCCCAAGGGACGGGGATTCCTGTGGCGCATGTGGCAGCAATCCTTGACCGATCCGGAATGGTTCTCCCTCATGCTCAAGGCAAGCGAGAGCAACATCATCGACCCGAATGAACTTGCCAGCATCAAGGCAGGCACACCGGAGCACCTCTACCGTCAGGAGATGGAGTGTGACTTCTCTGTGGGCAAGCTGGGTGCCATCTACGCTCGGTACATCGACGATGCACGGAGGCAACACAGGATCAGCAACGACATCCTCTGGCACAGGGAGTCACCCGTGTTCACCTCGTGGGATCTGGGAGCACCTCTCAACATGCGTGTGTGGGTGTTCCAACTCATCGGTGACAGGATCGTGTTTCTGGAGAGTCTGTTTGGTTCCCATGACTGCGGAACACCTGCGGAGTGGGCCAAGAGACTCATGGACAAGCAATACGCTTACGCTGCCCACCTAATACCGCATGACGGTGCCACTTCCAACGGTGGACTCTGGCAGAACCAACTGCAGGTAGCAGGTCTTCAGAATGTCGTCCCCGTGCCCAGACAGAACTCCGTGTGGGATGGTGTGAACCTCGCACTGGAGGCATTCCCAAGGGTGGGATTCAACGAGGCAGGGTGTCAGTTGGGTCTCGATGCGCTCGACCAATACGCAAGCAAGTCCGAGACGGATGGAATCACGATTCGTGACATCCCCATTCATGACCATGCTTCCCATGCAGCGGACGCTTTCTCGATTGCTTTCCAAGCTATCAAACACGGTCTCGTGATAGACCGCAGGGCCATCCCGCAGCGCATCGACTACGGGTACGCACCGAGACGCTTCAAGAATGCCAAAATGGGATTCAAGGGAGCATGAAACCCGTCGAACGAGCAGCAGCAGTCTACCAGCAGGAAGCATGCGCGAGAACTTTTGCCGAGGATCTAGAGGCCCACATGCTCCATGGCATCGTGGTCAGCAATCCGACCATCTTTATCATGGCGAGGCCCGTGTGCGTGGCTGCAGGGTACAGGGACATCGTCAACCCATGGGTCAATGACTTTGAGTACCACGACTGCTGGCACCTATACCTTTGGTCAGGCCCAATCCACATGGCTTTCGCCTGCGCCACACATCCCCTTCCCTATGTCTCTTTTGAACGAAAGAACGATCTGCGGGTCTACCCGTGGCAAAAAATCTTTCGACTCACCCACAAAATCGGTTGAGACGGTGGTGTATATACGATAATCACCACGGCAATGATCAACGCTTTGTACTCTTTCATATCGGACATCTTTGTGCTTTTGGCACCGGAGATGGCAATCGCAGGTGGTGTGCCATTCCCTCCCCATCGCGGTGAGGAAAAAGAGCAGCTTTTCCTAGCCAAGGGTGCTGGAGGGTTTCTAGGCACCGAACTCTTTGCACCTGCTCCCAAGGCACCCTCTGTCAGTCTTCCTCCTGTTCCAGTTGCTCCGACGATAAACATTCCAGCAGCACCAACACCACCCGCAACACCAGTTGCTCCCTCCTCGTCAGCAGTTGATATTGCGATGGCGCAACAACAAGGTGCTGCACAGGCAGGAGCAGGTTTTGGGTTCCAAGGAAGCCTCCTTAAGGCACCGATTGGTGCTGCTGGTCAAACGGGGCCGAACGGCACAGTCAACTCGGCAACCGGAGTGGGATCTCTCCTAGGTCGATAATGGCAAAGGATGACCTCAAGAACGGTGAGGAAGGTGTAAAGACACCCAAGGTCTCCGAAACGAAACTCTCCGCGCAGATTGCTGCACGGTGGGCTGCGCTCGATGCCGATGCCTCCTACTGGATGCAGATGTGGCAGATCCTCGCCACCTATTGCATGCCGAGGAAATCGTACATCCTCAACCAACAGTACGGGCCAAACTTTGACCGTGAGACCCAACTCTTTGACACGACCGCAGTCCGTGCCTGCCAGATTCAAGCTGCAGGCATCATGTCGTATGTGAACGATGCCGACTCCAACTGGGTGCAACTCACGGCACCGGAACAGATCGAGGAAGCGGACGGTGTGAAGGAATACTACGCAGAATGCTCCAAGATCATCCTGCAGGAACTCGCTCGATCCAATTTCTACGCAGTCGTCCACGAGGCATATCTGGACAGGTCGGCATTTGGAACCTGCGCCATGTTCGTGGACAAGACCGACGACTTCAACCTGCTCTTCCGTACTTTCGATGTCGGCACCTTCCGAGTCAGCGAGAACAACGAGGGATATGTGGACACCCTTTTCGTGAAGCGTGAGATGACAGTGCGTCAGGTGGTGCAGGAGTACGGACTCTCCAATGTCAGTGAGAAGACCCGCAAGACCTACGAACTGCAGGACGGCAAGGGTCTGGAAGAAAAACTCGATGTCGTGTGGGCCATCTATCCCCGTGAGGAGAAAGATCGCACCAAAGGCAAGGTGGATGGCCCGAACAAGTCTATCGCTTCCGTCCACATCGAACTTGGCACCAAGAAGCTGCTCCGCAACTCCGGATTCGACGAGCAACCCGCCTTCGTTTCCCGATTCCTCAAGTGGCAACAATCACCCTACGGATGGTCGTCTGCATGGGTTGCAGTACCAGATGCCAAGCAGTTAAACTTCCTGCAGAAGCAAATGGATGCCCTTGCTGAATTGGCAGCATTCCCTCGCCTTCTCTTGCCTTCTGGCATGACGGATGAACCGGATCTCACCGCAGGTGGCATTACCTACTACGACGAGAGCAACCCGAACGCAGTTCCCAAAGAATGGGCAACGCAGGGTCGCTACGACATCGGCATGGAACGCATCAAGGAAAAGCAGCAGCACATCGAGGATGCCTTCAATGTCCCCCTCTTCCAGATGTTCGCACAGGAAGACATGCAAGCGGGTGGACAAGGACAAATCACGGCAACCCAAGTCCGTGCCATGGAGAGTGAAAAACTCACCATGCTTTCCCCAACCTACGCACGACTCACCACCGAGTTCTTGATTCCGATCATCAAGCGTGTCTACGGGATCCTTTCCCGTGCAGGCATGATGCCAACCCCTCCCAAGGAACTCATCCAGCAGAACCCCAAGGGAGAAGAATACATCCCAGAACCCAAGGTCATCTTCAACAACAAGATGTCCATTGCCGTTTCGACCCGTTCTGTGGATGCCATCGACCCAATCATCCAAGGCACTCTGGCAGTCTGTCAGGTCACCGGAGATATGTCGCCCATGGACAATTTCGACATGGATCAGATTGCCAGACGCAAGGCACTCACCACGGGTGCCGATCCGGAGTTCCTACGCGACCCCAAGGACATTGCAGGCATCCGTCAAAACCGTTCACAGCAGCAGCAGCAGATGGCCCAGATGCAACAGCAGGCCCACCAAGCCAACATTGCCCAGCAGCTTGGTTCGGTAAAACCCGATTCTCCTTTGGCACCTGCACTTCAAAAGGGAGTGCAGCAGGCAGTGCAGCAGTAATCTATGAAACCCATCCAAGAGCAACCCAACCACAAACCTCTCGACGACATTCTGCGTCCGTTCGGAAGGCTAGGTATCGATGTGG